AGCTGGATTATAATTAGTACCATTACCTAGATCTACTTCAGCTAAACCATCCATATCTAAGAACACACCATCTGGAACCATTCTAGCAATAACTTGTTGTAGCTTTAAGTGAGTCAACTGAATCATATCAGCAAATCCAGTTATTTTATTTACAATAGAGTTTATTCTACCTTTATACATACGAGGAGCACATATAGCATAGCTCATCTCTACCTTTGTAGTATCAGCGAAAGGTCTAGTCATGTTTTCAGACAACTTCCACTCTATCAATTCGTTGTTACCTATACATTTTACACCTTGATAAAGAACTTCTATTTTTCTTTCTACTCTTTCAAAATTATCATTTACAGGAGGATTAAATGTATCTGGTTTTTCTAATGCTTTTTCTAAACCACTATCAGTTTGTTTTATTTTAAAAACTTGAGTATTATAAGTTTTGTATTCAAAAAACAACATTTGAATAGTATCAGGATCATATGTTTGCCAGCCATATAATCTTTCACTTTGATTACCTTTAGATTTAGATATTTTTTCTAATTGATCAGGTGTTAAGTGTGGAAACTGTTTTGCTATTTCTGGTATAGTTAAAGCTTTAACCTCTCCAACATAGTATATGTCTTCAAAATTAGGGTCATCTGTATAAGAATAAATAAGTCTAGAAGGATCAACATAATTAACCGTAACTCCATTTGACTTGTTCCATTGTGTTTTTACAGCACCAATACCTAAAGTAACTAAATCATATATAAATCTTTTCTTTGTGTTTTTAAATTTATTTTTAGTTAAAGTATTGTCTATAACTTCTTCTTGAGCTATTTCTACAGCTTGCTTGTAACTTAACTGCATGTGTAAATCTAACTCTTCTTCGTTCTCTGGTAAATTAGCTGGATCAGGACTTTGATATTCACTAATACCTAGTGTGTTTTGTAGTTTTTGTAAATAAGGTTTTGCAGCCATATCTTGTAGTATAGCTGAGGCATAGTCTGTTCTTTTCTTTAATGAAACTGGATCTTGAGCAAAAGCTTGTATTTCAAAATCTTTTTCTGATAAACCATTTACAACAATATCTACAAATTTAGAAATAACAGGAACAGGTTTCCAGTCTAAATTAAGATAAGACATATCACCATTAATAGCTAATTCATCTTTATATTTTTGAACTGGTTGTTCACCACGAGCATATAATCTTAAGGTGTGGAATTGATTGTATGAAGCAGCAAATCTAGTCCCACTACCACCTTGTCTCCACCATTCACTTTCTATAGCTTGTGCTACCTGTCTACCGTAATCAATAGAAGATTTTTCAGCGTCTGGCACTACTTGGCTAGGAAATGCACTATTTGGATTTGCGTATATATTCATTTACTTAATTATTTTTGAAACCAATCCTTTATTATTATATTTTTTAATACCTAAATCTATTGGTTCACGTTTTCTTCTACTCACTGGAGCATATCTATTTTTATTACAAGCCATTAAAGCTAAACCTGAACTAATAGAAGCATCGTGACTTGTTCTATTATTTATATCAAATGCAGCCCAGTCTTCTAATGTGCGTTGAAAATAAACGCTTCCATAAGAATCACCGTTAAAACCTACAGCAGCTTCTATATATGATTCAATAGCAGCGGCATGAGCTTGTTTTATATCTTCACTAGAGTTAGGTATTCCACCTATTTCTTTTTCAGTTACAGACAATTTGTTCCATCTTTTGTCTGGTCTATTCATTGCAAAACCTCTATAACCTCTACGTTTAAAATGGTAAAGCAATCTAGGTTTGTTGTTTTCTACTAATATTGGCATACCATAAAAAACACAAGCCATTAAAACATCTTCAAAAAATATTTCAGCGGTTTGTGGTCTAGCAATATATTCTAAGAAAAAATGATCAGCAGGAGCTTCTTCCATGCTAAACTTAGTAAGACCATGTAAAGATCCGTTTGAACCTCTTTTATCTACTGTACCTGATATGTCATAAGGATCACAACCAAATGCTCCTATGTGTTCATTACCAGCGTACTTAATACCATTTTTTTCAATATATCTATTTTGTAGGTTTTTATTAGGTATCCATGTTATATAAAACCTACCTTGATTATTAGGAGCAAATATAACTCTTGTATCTTTTATACCATTCTCCCATAAAAAATTACCTTGTGTAACTAAAGTTTTATTATTAGCATCTTCATTAAAATCTATTTGTTGATATATTTTTGTTAGATTAAATAAAGATGATTTAGACTCGTCTCTAAACGCATGCTTAGTTGTACGTGGAAACTGTCTATAAAATTCGTTTAAAGCATCTTGACTATTTTTTAATCCTTCAACTTCGTTCTCCCAATATTCCAAAACCCCGATGTCGATAAAATCTCCTTGTGGTCCTTTGATTTCGGTATCTGGAGTGTCGAATACAGGTAAGCCATAAGAATCAATGTATCCTTCGTAGTTCCATTCCATAGGTATGAACAAATTATATAATCCCGAACTAGTCTGTCCATTGCGGTTTCTTTTTGTAACATCTGATTCATCATATAATTTTTTAAAGTTTCTACCTCCTTTATCTAACGCGTTAGATGTAGATCCCATCATACATTTACCAATAATTCTTGAACCTAATCTAAGCGTAGTTTTTGTTACACGCCAATTATTAAGAATATTATTAGGTTTTTCCCATTTACCAGATTCATCATGAACTAATAATTTTAATTTTTCACCATCATAACTATTGTCACCTGTGTTTTTCCAATCAATAGTTGTATCTAATCCTTGTAAATCTACAGCCTCACTTCCAGCCTCTATACTTCTTCTTGTAAATTTACTAGCAGGTACTCTATATGCTAACTCTGTTTTAGGTCGATCCATACCATCTTGAATCGGTTTAAAAAAGAAAGGATAATTAACTGATATAGGTACTACTTTATCTGTAAACATTTTCTTTGCATCAGGACCTGTTTTAGATAATATACCATAACGCGAGTCACTAGATATTGTTGCTAAGTTTACAACTTCTCCGGATGCCATAAAAGAGAATCCAGAACGACGGTTTTTGAGGTAGCACATTCCGTAGCATCTTGTATCTGCTTTGCAAGCTTCCCAGAATATAAAGAATAATCTATTGGCTTCTCTAAAGTCTGGTGCCCCAACATCAATTTTACTCCACTGCAAGTACATATAATGAGTGCCAGTAAGATAAGTAGGAACATCTTTATTGTAAAACCAAAAACCTTCTTCACGTCTTCTAAATTCTTCATCTATATATTCAAACCATTTTTCTTTAAAATCTTCAGGGTATTCTTTCCAATCAAAAACTGTTTTAATTCTAGATAATACTTTCGGTAATTCAGTTTTTTCCCATGTATTACTTTCAAACTTTTTAGCGTTTTCAACTTTAGGTAAAGCTATTTTTAAATTTTGTATTTCATATATTTCACCTATAACTCCATTCTTACTGATAACAACTACATCATGTTCTTTATTATAACCGTATTCCCATTTTTTATAACGGTTCATACGTTTTATAATTTTAGGTTTTATATGATTTTCTAATACTTTATATAAACTTTGCTTATACATTACTTAGATCTTCTTTCAGCAAAACCACCAAAAGTTTTTTCTTTTTTCGGTTCTTCTTTTGGTTTATCTTCTAGCATGTTTTGTTCTTCTTCAATACGTGTTAGTATTTCAAGAGCGTCAAATATAGCTAGTTTTTTTGTAGCTGCAGCATTTTTAAGTCTATCTGCGGAAATATCTGGTCCAAAATCTATAATAGGTTCTTTAGCAACTTTAATTAATTCTTTAATTGCTATTCGCCCAGCTTGGATTATATTCTTTTTCGTTTCCTTTGTACTCATACTTAATTACAATATCATTTGATTTCATACAATAAATTCTTTTACCATCAATAATAAACTCCCATTCTCTGCCAGGTTTGTAACCAACTAAGTCTCCTGGGTAAATCTTATATGCCTCTAGTTCATTATTACCTATTTTAAGTATACCAACGCATTTTTTTTCAATATCAACCGTTAGATTGTTTGTTTCTTTTATAGGCATTACAAAACATCTATTCATAAAAGGCAACCATTTATTATCTTTTTTATATAAATATATTTGATCTGGTTTACAAAAATATAAATCTTTTTTAAAATATTGACTACTATTTCTTTCTTTACCTCTTACGTCATACCATCTTCTAAATATATTATGATGTATTATTATTTCATCACCTTTTTTTATAACAGTTTTATAAGCTAAGGGTACTGAAACAACAGTAGCGTGGCGACTAACCATCTTATGATCTTCTATATTAGAATTAACAATAAGTGTTTTGTCTCCTACTTTAATTTTATTATTATACCTTTCATTTGTAGGTGTAACAATAAAGTCATATATACTGTTCATTAATATTCTAAATCATATTCTACTGAAATAGCCATGTTGGAATTAAATTTCTTCCATGGCATTACTTCAGTATTTTTTTTTATATAAATGTTATAAGAATTATCTTCTTCATCAAAACTAATACTACATATTAAATGACCACCATATACTTGTTGGCCTAAAGAATAATGCATAGCATCGTTTTTGTAATCAGCGCCAATACTGATTTTTCTTATAACTGAATCCATTATTATTTTTCTTCAGTCTTATCTTCTTCTTTTACTTCTTCGTAAGAACCATCAGTTAAGTTAATATTAACTTGACCATACTTTTCTTCTAGTTCTTTCTTAGTTACATCTAATACTTTTAAGAACTCAGCGTAAGCTTGCATGATTTCAGCTTTTTTAACTTCTAATGAACCTAGGTCTAAAACACATTGTTGTATCTTACCAGTTTGCTCTTTAACTTTAGTTAATTCTTGTTCTTCAATTTTGTTTGCTTTTTCTGCCATTTTATTAAATTTTAATTATTATTATTACTATATTTATAATTACTTGTTAAAGTTTTGTTTTACTTTTTAAATATACTACTCGCCTTTTCTGTCGTTCGACCTCCGAAATAGGCTAAGACAACCGACATCATGACCTTCTCAAAAGTATCGTTCCATAATTCATTTATATGAAAAGGTATTGTTTCTACACTATCTAGTATACCTGCAAAAGAAAATACAACAATACACCACACTAAGACTAACG